CGCTCCGACAACTAAGAGAATAGCACCGACGAATGATCCAAGGTAAGCAACTAAAAAGCCTACCAATTTGGAATGCTCACCTATCCAGCCCGCGGTTTTCTCAAGCAGCGTGGCAAAGCCTGTAAACATAGGCATGAGCCGTTCCAGTCCATTGCTGATCAGGCCACCGATAGATTCTTTAATCTCACCAAAGCGGTTCTTTAGCCTTTCGAGCGGGTTGGCTGCCAGGAGGGCAGCGCGTGCCGATCCACCAAACTCAGTCTCAAGCTCTTTCAGGATCAATGCCTGGGCTTCTTCAACCCTGCCAGCTTTGACCAGAGATTCGATCATTGATCTTTGTGAGTCATCAAATGTCACACCTACCCTGGACAATGCCTGCATCCCTCTTATGGGATCATTAAGAGCTTTCCCTACCTGTATTGATGCACTCTTCAAACCTTCCGGACCTCCTCCCATGGCCTGTGCCATATCAAGGATGGCCGGGATAGACCGATCGTAGACCTCACCCCTCACTTTGGTGAAGGTCAGCATAAGGTTCTGTGCTCCCTGAATTTGATCATCCCCAAAGAGGGTGACACCCATCAAATCACTGGCTTGTTTTTGCAATCCTTCCAAGGACTTGCCAGCCACATTGTTGGTAGAAGCCAGTACGGCCATGGTCTGTGCATTGGCCTTGGCCTGGTTGTCATATTCCTGGAGTGATTGTTTTCCTTGCTGAAATAAAGTGAAGATGGAGAAGCCTGCGAACAGGGCACTGAAGGTTGAACTGAGTATGCTACCTGAGCTGTTGAGACCTTTCATCTTGGAGTTCATCCGGTCCATACCGGTAGCACTCTCATTGGTCTCTGCCTGGAATTTATCCTGCATGCTGTTCAGCTTTGCCCAGGTTGATGTGCCTGTACCGGCAATCTTATTCAGCCCGGAAACAAACTGATCCTCCTTAAGAACTGCTATGTATTGAACCTGTTCACTCATTTTCTTCCTTTATAAGCTTGCGAACCCAGACTAACTCTTGCCACATTTTTGTAAATTGGTCATCATCGAGCTGGTCTGGGTCCACATTGAAATAGTACCTTAGCAAAGCACTTATCTTTCTTATATCATCTTTCCCGTCATTTGGATCGACCGGGTAGTCATCTAATTTTTTTTTACCTCGCCAGTCCGGATCTTGATGATTTCCTGGATTAACGCACCGGCTGCCAGGAACAGATCATCATCATCGAGGATGCTCTTGTCGCCTTCCAGCCAACATGAGCGCAGGATGATCTCATTTGCCTTCAACGGATTTTTGCTCATCTCGCTCATGGCTGCACCCAGGATCTGCCGGGTGGGTTTCTTGATATATCCGACCGCATGCTCAGTGGCTTCATCATTGAGCGGGATCCTGATCATGTAGACCTTCTCCTGCTTATGCCGCTTGGCTACCTCGTTGATCAGATCCACGTCCGGATCCACCACCACCTTTTCAATTTCTTCTTTTGCCATAGTATAGATTGATTAAGATTTATGAAGCCCACTCTATATGAGAGATGATCAGATCCAGCTCGATGCTTAGACTCTTGTCACCCTTCTTTGCGTCACGGGCATTTTTCTTGAACTGACAATTCTTCAGTGTGTCAGTGGTTACCGCTCCACCCTCGGGCATGTAGGCCACGATGATATCGAACGGCGGAATGGCCTGGAGCCTTTTACCAGGGGCGGCAGCTTGCAACGCTACCACTTCCTCGGCATGCAGCGTGACGGATCCTTCGGCCTTGATCTGACCGTAGCCACGCGAGACCGGCAGCTTTCCAGCGCCGTAGTTATCTTCGATCTCCTGTTCGTCGGAGTATTTGATCGCATCGATCCCAGCTACCGGGGTGCCCAGCACGTTGACTGTTATGTCAGCCCAGCCGTAAGCGGTCCCGTTTATTAATACTGTTTCAGCCATTTTTATGATTGATTAAGATTAGACAGAGGTGGTGAATCCAACGGTGACGCTGATGCTGCGTGCGGTGCCAAACGGCACCAGGTCAACCTGAATGTCCAGGTTGCTGTTTGAAAGCACATCCTGCTCCGGATCGATGTAAACATCATACCCGCTCAGGTCGCCTTCGCTCTGCATCTGGGCCAGCGGTCGCTTGGCCAACGCTTCAAAGTACTTTATCGTGTCGATGGCCAGGGTACCGGCAGTTGCATCAATACGCAGCTTGCCATTAAGCTCAGGGAGAATAAACGTGCGGATCCCGCGGATCGCTTTGTCGATGGTCCTGACATTATCAATATAAGCATAGTCGCTGGTGACCAGGGCGCAGGTGTGGTTGTCGTTGAAATAACTACCGGTCAGGCCCACAAATTTGCGCAGGAAGACATATCCCTTCACCCCGATGGCAGTAAGCACGGTTGTGGTAAGATCCTTCACCAGGGTTCCTTCACCCAGCGCCGGGCTATCAAGCTCGGTGCCTGATACCATGTTAAACTTCTTTACCCAGGCTATGGATTCTGATACGGCTGCCAGGGATAAAGCACCCAGTGCTGCACCCAGACATCCGATGGTGATATCTAAGGCATCAAACAACACCTTGCCAGCGCCAGCTCCATCCTGACCCAGGATCACGCTCACATTGGGAGCGGCCAGGGCACGCAGATCGCTAAGCGCACTCAGATCACTGACAGCATGAAAGTCCGCGACGAGCAGAATGCTCAGCGGCATGTGATCATCCTCCAGATCATCAGCGACTCCCTGGAGCAGGGTCACCTGGCTGGTGGCAAAAGCATTGTCACAAAATACACCTACCTGGCGAATCTTGCCACCGGCAAATGCCTGGAGTTCCTTGATCTCTTCAAAGTCAGGAGCACCCACAGCAGGTTCAGCAATGATCTGAACGTAAAGCGTAGCAGAGGGATTGATCCGGAAGAACTCGCCAATGTGATAGTGCAGCACCTTGTAGGCCGCTGCTGATGCAGTGATTCCTTGCGCTTCGGCATCATAGATGTCGGTAATTACCTTGATCTCACTGGTTCCAAAACCGGCAGGTAATGCGGTGCCGTTGGGTGTCAGGTACATGATCCCGGAGATGTGATCTTCTCCGGTTAGTACCCTCGCCAGGTTACCGTTGCTCTTGGTGAATGTGACGTCGTTCATCCGATTATTTTTTATTGTTTTTTGTTATCTCAATGTATAGTGGATACTGGATCTGAGTATCCGGATTGGCAAAATTGATTACCTGGTGAGCCTTTCGTTTGCTCCAGAACTCAGCAGTCCAGAATTTCATGCCGCGTTTCTCCAGGTATACGATCTGGGTCATCTTATCGCGGTAAACGATCTTGATGGCCACACTGTCAGTGTTTATGTAATGCCTTATCTTAATGTCATAAAAAGGCGTGGTCGTGTCAAGGTAATGGATAGGCACTTGGTTGATTAGTAGAGAATCTTTGAAGAAGGTATTGATATCGTTCATCGTGACGGTTGATGCTGAGGATACGCTCTTAATATTTCGTACCTTCAGGTTCATCTCCTGGATCATGCCCTGCAACTCCTGTATTTGTTTTGTAGATGCGTGCTTGAATTCCGTTACTGATAAGCTAAGCGCGCCTAAAGATGCTACGTTGGAGGAATCCTTTAGCTTGAAGTACTGCACCTGGCTAAGCAGGGTCTCCTGGTTCTGTCCCAGGCGCACGTTATCCCTGCGAGAGTGCAGCCATGACCTACCCAAATAGAAGATCACCACCATAAGGATGATCAGCATAATTGTTTTCCAATATTTTAAGATCATGATCATCATATTACCCTTTCCGTCCATCCAAATAAAAAAGTCTCCTGGTTCTCATCCTTTTGAACCAGATCCATATAGCGCCTCATCTGAAAGTAGTTCATCAGTTTAAGTAATGCTTTAACTACTTTATTATAACTCCTTGCAGGATACTTAGCTGTTGCGATCAGGGAGTCATAATTTGACAGAGTCAGCGGTCCGATGCCACCATCAACTGATAAATTGGGATAATCCTTTTGATTGCGGTTTAAGGCATTGAGTGAATACTGGAAGTACTTTATGGCTGTGCCCAGGCCCTGGTTCACACCGGTGTCAAATATCTCATTGGCCACATCCTGGTCAAGGCGGTCAAACTGTGCATGCCAGAAGTTCTCTTTGTAAAAAGCCCGTACCATTTTCTGAAGCTGCACATTATCGGAAAGCATATCGCTAAAAGACTTCTGATGTACATTGCCTTTATAATTGTCGATGATTGCCCAGCCGCCCCAGTCAGGGAAGTTCTTCCGGCTGATACCCATATACGTCTCACCACCACGGTCGGCAGCCACATTACTGTAGCCACCCTCGGCAGTCATTGTGTTCTCGTATGCGTAATTAAAATCAGCCATTTTTATTTTCAAGTCTTCTTATTCGAGTAGAATGATCAGTGAATCTCGTATCGCCACTTCTAAGCCGGTCATTAATGAACTCGATCTCCTTTTCGTGTTCTATTTCTTTTAAAGCCAGCTTTTGAATCGCCTGAATAAGCTCATCAATTTTACTTATCAATTGCTTGATCCCATAGCCGACGATCGTAATCAGGATTATGGCAAGGCTTCGGTATACCCAGATTTCAAAATCACTCATTGGAAAATCTTTGTTGCGGAAGCGGGACTCGAACCCACGACCTCCAGGGTATGAACCTGACGAGCTACCACTGCTCTATTCCGCGGTGAAGAAATGCCGCCGCTTAACTGGCGGCATTTCGCAATATAACTATGACAAAAAACTAAAAGGGTTTACAAGTTATGGGGTGGTCTGAATTAAAGCTGCCACACCTTTACCACCATTTTCGATAAATCTTCCCCCTGCATTGACAAGCAGTGAGTAGATATCTCCATAGTAGGTTGGGTTATTAAGATCTTCAAAGATGTTTGTAGTGCCTATGGCACGCTCTATGTAATCTTTCTGCCATGCAAGTCCAGCTCCATTAGCCGTAGTCAGGTCAGCCGCTCCCGGAAGTCTGAGTACCGGAGTTGCCTCATTGGTGTATGATAGCACCGTTGATCTTTCGATGATTTGAAATCCATACAATTTCCCAACAACACCGGTTTTTGCATCAAAGTATTGGCTGAAATCTTTGTAAGCGGTCGCATCCATAGCATCCGTAAGCTGCTGGTACATGTCTGAATCCAACATTAGATACCTGTCATTCTTCGGGATGTTCCATTTATTGAACTTAGTCATCAAACTTTTAATGTCAGCCAGCACTACTACTTTTCTATTTCCGGTGGCTCCAGTCACATGTGCGGTAGCGTTGGCTCCTGTAGTCCTCACATAAGAGGTCGATTCTGTGGCACCAGGTGCCCATGCGTATAATACCCATTCTGCAACGAGCTCTGTTATGGCACCCATATCCTGGCCCATCGCGGAGCTCATTTTGTCGTATGACAAAATCTTTTCAGCATGCGAGATTAACCTGGGATCAGTAGTGAATTCATCCAGTGCGTAAGTCACATCGACATCAGTTCTCTGGGTCACCGTTGCGGGTAAAGAGGTTCTGTTTCGCGATGTGCCTGATGCAGACCCGGCATTTGGGATATGAACGACTTTCCCCATTAACACATATTCATCTGCGTTGCGGGCGAAGTTCAAAAATTGATTATCCTTAAATAGTGTATCCAGGATCCAGGGTTTCCAGATCTCGACATCAAGAGCCATCATGGCTACACCTTTAGGTCTGGGGAATAATGAAGCGGCTCCTATTGCACCTCCAACGGCAAATGCTGTGAAACCGGTTGCACTGGCGATGAGCATGGTCACCACCAGGAGGAAAAGAGATTTTGTGATGAAATTTTTCATGGTTATGTTTAATTGATTTGCGCTGAAGAAACTAATTTATACCCCCCTCGATATACAAAAGTGAGTATCCTGGTCTTTGATGCCGTGAAGGTTGTGGATGGCCCCGTTAACCCACTGAACGTAACGGTTCGGTTGGTACCATCAGCGGCCAGTTCTACATAAAGAATGGCACCATTGGTGATATGACTTGCCACAGTAGCTTTCACCACAGTCGTGGAGTCAATGGAGCTGTATACCCAGCTCACCCGGTTGGATACAGTGAACTGTACGCTATCGTTGGTGGCAGTGACACTCTGGTATTCTGCGGCACCAAACGGGTATTGAAGTGTCTGTGCCTGGCTCTGCGCGGCGATGACCATCCCGGTCATCATTACCGCAAATATGAGAAACTTTTTCATCGATATCTTATTTGGGTTCTGAACCAAATGAATTCTTGTACAGGATTTTGTACGCCTCCGGGTTGGATGCTTTTAGCTTTTCAAGGCCCTTGCCATCCTGGCGCTGCCAGTCGGTGAAGCTCCAGTCTTTCCGGGCTTCCGGAATACCTTCAACAGCATCATCAACGCCGGGGACCTTGGTCAACGGCTGGTAAGCCTTCAGGCTGTCAAGCACGGCCCTGGTATTTTCGTAATCCTTTTCAAAGAGGGCATTGTAAGCAGCGCGCTGATCTTCGGTGATCTTCTTTGAAGTGATAGCTGCATCGAGTAAGTTCTTGATCTCAAGCTCAAGGGCCTGTTTAGCCTGGGCTTTAAGATTGACGGTTTCAGTTTTGAGGTTCGACACCTCGGTTTTCAGATTGGCATTCTCGGCAACCACGTTGCTTACGAATTCCAGTGCCTGGTCTTCGGTGCTTGTGGCAGCCAGTCCAAGCTTTGCAAGTAACTTTGTAAAATCCATGTCCGTATGATTATAATTTGAAATTTGCTCTTCGTAAAAATTGAAAATTGCTATAGGCTCCGTGAGGTTCTTGGGCTCTGATTTAACCATACCGTCAACAATCTGGTCAATCAGTTTTGCATCCAGGGCCTGCTGGGGAGTAAGCCAGTGATCCTTGCCATCAAACCATTTGGCTTTGACAGCTTCGTCATCCAGGCCGGTGCGATCTGACACGATTTCGCGAAGTGTCACTTCAAAGTCGTCCATCATCTGGGCATACTGGCGCATATCCTCTGATGTGCCTGAAGCATATCCGCTGGGGACGTGCATCATCATCTTTGAATACTTGCTCATGAGCCGCTTGGCTTTAGGTACCTGTACCAGGATAGCAGCCATCGAAGCAGCTATACCATCGACAATGATCTCCAGCTCCATCGTCGTGTTGCAAAGGACCGAGTGAATGGCGATCCCTTCGGTGATCTGGCCACCATTGGAATTAATGTGAAGCACGCACTTAGAGTATTTCTTCTCCAGTTCGGCGAATTGCTTGGATATATTGGCAGGCTGTACCTCTCCCCAGGAGGAGATATCACCATACAGGTATATGTCCGCCACTTTCGGATCCTTTACGCTCCTGATGTCAAGTTTAAAAGCCATCAATTTCAATCGTTGAGGATGCAAACTTAGCATATAACAATCTTCAAAAAAAATATTATATTAATGATATACAGTATAGTAGATGTCATTACTTAAATTATATATATAATAATAAGCGCTTAATGTCTTAGCCTGTAAAACTTTGTAAGTTTGTCAAAATTTACACAATGGGCTTATCGATCAAACAGAAGCAGGATTATGCCAAACTGCTCTACCTGAAGACCACCATGACTCAGAAGGAGATCGCTGAGAAGATCAGCGTGACTGAAAAAACTCTTGGCTCATGGGTCAGAAAGGGAGACTGGGAGGTACTCAGGGCATCGTATACGGTGACCAAGGAGCAGGAGCTGCGCAGGATCTACATGCAGATCAATGCCCTTAATGACAAAATCACGTCTCGTCCGGAGGGACAGCGCTTTGCCACCAGCATGGAGGCCGATATCCTGAGCAAGCTGGCATCTACTGCCAGGAGCCTTGAAACGGAAACCGGGCTGTCATCCATTGTCGACTCCGGGATCTTGTTTTTGGACTGGCTCCGTCCGGTTGATTTTGAGCTGGCCCAGAAGGTCAGTGAATACTACGACGGGTTTATTAAAGATCGTTTAAGCCGTTTCTAATGAGTCTCCAGGATAAAAATACGCTTGCACGTTGGGAGAAGTTCCGAGAGAGCATGATCCGGGACACCCCGGCTCCCATTGGTGAATCCGCCAAGGATAAGAAGGACAGGATTGAAAAACTGGAAGCAGATCCGGAAAGCTGGTTCGCCTACTATTTCAAAAAGTTCTATACCTCTGAACCTGCTGACTTTCAGAAACGCGCTTCAAAGCGTATCTTCAAAAATTACAAACGCTGGTATGAGGTCCGTGCGTGGTCCAGGGAACTGGCCAAGAGTACCCGCACCATGATGGAAGTAACTAAGCTGATGCTTACCGGCAAGTTACGCAACATGCTGCTGGTATCGCACAGCTATGATAATGCCTGTGAGCTTTTGATGCCTTACATGATTGCTCTGGAGTCCAACCCGAGGATCTTGAACGACTATGGTATGCAGAAGGGATTCAGATCTTGGGAGATGGGTAAGTTTATCACCCGCAACGGAGCCGCCTTCCGTGCCCTGGGATCAGGACAATCACCCCGTGGTACCCGTAACGAGGAAGCCAGGCCCGACATCATTGTTATCGATGATATCGATACTGATGAAAAGGGCCGCAACCAGAAGCGGATCGAAGATACCTGGAAGTGGATCGAGCGTGCCCTGATCCCTGCCATGAGCGTGGCTGGTAATAAGCTGATCATCTTTTGCGGCAACATCATTTCTAAGGAAAGTGTAATCGTTAAAGCTTCCCGGGTTGCTGACTACTTCGAGCTGATAAACATCCGGGATAAGAATGGTAAGTCAAACTGGCCACAGAAGAACAGCGAGGCTGATATCGATTATATCCTGAGCAAGATCTCTTATACTTCGGCTCAGCAGGAGTATTATAACAACCCGATCACTGAAGGGACTGTCTTCAAGGAAATTCAATATAAGAAGATGGACCCGATAGAAAACTATCGTTTCCTGGTAGCTTATGGAGACCCCAGCTTTAAGAGCACCAGAAAGAACGATTATAAGGCTGTGATCCTGATAGGCAAGGTACGCAATGAATATCATGTATTGAAAGCCTTTGTGGAGCAAACCACCACGGCCACCATGGGAAGCTGGTACAAGGCTATGTTTGATTATGTCAACGACCGGGTCCCACTGTACCTGTATATTGAGGCCAATGCCACCCAGGATACCATCATGGAACAGGTGCAGAAAACGATCGTGGAAAACGGGTGGGCCTTTTCTATCACTCCGGATTACCGGGCCAAGGGAGATAAGTTCTCAAGGATCGAAGCGGCCCTGGAGCCTATCAACTCCAACGGCACGTTCTGGTTTAACATAGCCGAGAAAAAGGATCTTCACATGAAGCGCCTGGAGGATCAGTTCCTGGCACTGGAACCATCGCTGAGCGCACATGATGATGGACCTGATGCAGTGGAAGGTGGCAAATGGATACTTGACCGCAAGATCCTGTCATCGAAAGGTATTGACCTGGGTAAACGTGGTCGTAACAAAAAAAAGTATTAATATGAGGACATTACCTATGATATTGCTTAAAGGAAAATTACGCAGGGCTCTGCGTAAAGCGAAGAACACTTTCATCTTCCTGTGGGAATACCCTAAATTCAAAGCATCTTGTCGCCGGGCCAGGCAGGCCAGCGAAATGCACAACAGGCGCAAGTACTATAGCATGAAGTTAAAAGGCAGCTATTATGAATTTTGCCGCGACGACATCAACAGCCTTAAACGTAAAGGAGTTATGAGAAAGGAACTGACCTTCCTGGACATTCAAAAGTATGCATGTTATCAAACAACATAAATCATGGCATTTTTAACCGAAGCAGAATTAAAAACCAGGTCTCACATGGAGATCATCGAAGCTATTACCGAAGGTGATGATACTATCGTGCCTATCATCATTTCTGAATGCATCACCCAGATGAAAGGGTATCTATCCAGCCGGTATGATGCCGATGCCATCTTTGCCAGTCCTGGTGAAACTGATACCAGGGATCCTGTGGTTTTAAAGATGCTCAAGAACCTGGTGATCTATGAGATCTATTCCCTGCATAATCCTCAGATGATGACCAAGATCGTGGACGACAACCACAAGCTGGCGATTGAATGGCTCAAGAATGTGCAGGCGCAGAAGATCAACCCTGACCTTCCCCTGGTCGATTCATCTAATCCGATCACTTACATTCAGGGCGGTGGGAATCCCAGGCGCGTAAGTCACTTTTAAAGACTCTTTAAATATCATTTGAATCATGGCAGAAAGAAAAGCCGGGAAGAAGAACCCGAACATATTAATCCAGCAGATCGACATCCGTCAGGTCAACAGATCTATTGTAGATATCGACACCTGGCGCAATGCCATCCGTGCAGCGGAAAGCATCATCAACCCAAACCGCAAGCTACTCTATGAGCTTTACACGGATATTATGCTTGATGGCAGGCTCAGCTCAGCAATATCGAAAAGGATCATGTCTATCACCACCACGGACCTTAAATTCGTGGATAATGATAAAGATGTTGATCTGATCAATGATCTGATCGATACCGAAGAATTCGCCTCGCTCCAGGAGCAGATCCTGGAAAGCATCTTCTGGGGATACAGCCTGATCAACCTTGATTTCCTGCCTGACAAAATCACCCCAACGCTGATTGATCGTCGCCATGTGAAGCCTGAGCTTGGCCTGGTGGTGCGTAACCCTGGTGATACGGCTGGCATTAGTTACCTGGAACCGCCTCATACCGACTGGACTTTGGCCGTTGGTAATCCCAAAAACCTGGGCAAGATCCTGGCAGCTTGCCAGTATGTGATCTACAAGCGCGGAAACTTTGGCGACTGGGCGCAGTTTGCTGAGCTGTTCGGTATGCCGTTCCGCAAAGGCACTTATAACGGCTATGATGAAGTCGCACGCCAGAAGCTGGTGCAGGCCCTGGATGAAATGGGATCTGCTGCTTACTGCGTGATCCCGGAAGGTACAAACATTGAGATACCGCAGAACTATGGTAATGCAGGGAGCAATGCCG